TGTGGACATTTTGCAGGTGGAGCTGCAGGATCAGTTTATGGTCCAGCAGGAGGACAGCCAGGCACATCAGGTGATGGAGGACTTGGTGGAGGTGCAGATGGAACGCCTAATTCAGGTGGTGCTGGAAAAAGTGGAGTAACAAATTCAGGTGGTGGAGGCGGAGGTTCTAGTAAATTACCACAAGCATCAGGAGCTGGTGGATCAGGAATAGTTATCGTAAAAGAATTAAGTAAAGCAAGTGGTGTATGGAATTTAAAAAGTCAATTACAAGCATTGCAACAAGGAACATGGCCTAAAGCAGCTTTTCCTGCATCAATAGATTATATAGTAGTCGCTGGTGGTGGTGGAGGAGGAAGCTGGGGTGGTGGTGGAGGTGGTGCTGGAGGTTATAGAGAATCCTCTGGTGCATCTACAGGTGGTTATACTGTTTCTCCTTTAGGAGCATGTGTATCAGCTTTAAGTTTAGCTGCTGGTGATTATCCAATTACAATTGGAGCTGGAGGATCAAATGCTCCTAGTTATCCAGCAAGGGCTGATAGAACCTCTGGTTCAAATTCAGTATTTTCTACGATCACATCTGCTGGTGGAGGTAGAGGTGGATCTGATGGTGGTGATCCTGCTGCTAATATAGCTGGAGGATCTGGTGGTGGAGGATATATTTCAAATTGTGCTGGAGCAGGTAATACTCCTCCAGTAAGTCCACCTCAAGGAAATCCTGGTGGATCAGGTAGAGCATCACCAAATTATATTGGTGGTGGCGGTGGAGGTGCTGGAGCAGTAGGAGGTAGTGCAGTAGCTACCCCACAACCTCCTGGTACACCTAAATTTACAATCGCAGGTGCTGGTGGTGCTGGAGTAACATCTTGTATTACAGGATCACCTGTTACAAGAGCTGGTGGTGGAGGTGGTGGAGGTAATGATGGTGATGGTAGTGGTCAATCTGCACCAAAAGGAGCTGGTGGATCTGGAGGTGGTGGAGCTGGAGGTCATTATGCTTGTACAGCTGGAACTGCTGGAACTGCAAATACTGGTGGAGGCGGTGGCGCTGCAGGCGCAACAAGTCCTACAGGAAATACAGCAGGTGCATCAGGTGCTGGTGGTTCAGGAATTGTTATAGTAAGAACACCAGGATGTGTTTCTGTAAGTGTATCACCTGGCACAAACTCAACTGCAACTAGACCTTGTGGAGCAAAAGTAGCAACATTTACAGTTTCTGGAACATTGACTATTTCATAAAAATAGATATATTTTTTTATGGTGGTAAAAGAAAGAATATGAATTTAACAAATTATTATTGGTATTTTCAATCAGCAATACCTTCTCGTATTTGTGATGATATTGTGAGATATGGAAAATCATTACGAGATCAAATGGCAGTCACTGGGGGTTATGGTGATAAAAAATTAAATGCAAAACAAACAAAAGATTTAAAAAAGAAAAGAAACTCTGATATTGTTTGGATGAATGATAGGTGGATTTACAAAGAAATACAACCATATGTAAATCAAGCAAATGTTAATGCTGGGTGGAATTTTCAATGGGATTTTTCTGAATCTTGTCAATTTACAAAATATACTAAAGGTCAATTTTATGATTGGCATTGTGATAGTTGGGATCAAAAATATGTTAGAGAAAATGTTAATGACCCATCACACGGTAAAATTAGAAAACTATCCGTAACAGTTACATTGTCAGATCCAAAAGAATATAAAGGTGGTGAGTTAGAATTTGATTTTAGAAACTTAGACCCTGATAAAAAACCTAATATTAAAAAATGTAAAGAGATATTACCTAAAGGATCTTTAGTTGTTTTCCCCTCTTTTGTGTGGCACAGAATATGTCCAGTTAAAAGAGGTGAAAGAAAAAGTTTGGTAATATGGAATTTAGGATGGCCATTTAAATGAAAAAGAAAAAAATTAAACAAGATTTAGAATTTCCAAAACAATTAAATAGAGAGAATTTATTTTCTTGTCCCATATGGTATGGTGATGAACCAGGATTTGTAGATGAATTAAATAATGCATCCGATCCTTACATTGAAGCATCAAAGAAAAATTTAAAAGAATCCATAAATAAAAGAAATAAAAAGTTTGGTAACAAAGGTGATATGGGTCATGTGTTTCACTCAACATCATTGATAGGTGATCTTAAGTTTGCAAAACTACAAAACTATGTAGGTGCAACATCACATAATTTATTAGTTGAGATGGGATTTGATTTAACTAATTATACAGTATTTATTACAGAAATGTGGGTACAAGAGTTTGCTAAAAGAGGTGGAGGACATCATGCATTACATACTCATTGGAATGGGCACATCTCTGGTTTTTATTTTTTAAAAGCAAGTGAAGCTACGTCAATGCCATTGTTTGAAGATCCAAGACCAGGTAATATTATGAATCTTTTACCTGAAAAAGATAAAACAAAAGTGTCTTATGCATCTTCACAAGTTAACTATCAAGTCAAACCAGGAAAAACTATGTTCTTTCCATCTTACATGCCACATCAATATATTGTAGACATGGGATATGAACCATTTAGATTTATTCACTGGAACTGTCAGGCAATACCCAATAGTGTGTTAGGTTATGCAAAATAAAGATATGAAAAAAGCTATTATAAAAACAATGTTAGAAAGTAATACGTTAAGAAATAAACCAAATTTTATAGATAATTTTATAAAATCTAAAATGCAACTGAAAGGAAAAAATGTCATTAAAAAAATCGGCGTTCCAAAAAAATAAATACAGTGTTTTAAAAAACGCCATATCAAGAGAGATGGCAGATTTTTGTTTTGCATATTTTTTAAACAAAAGAAATGTAGCTAGATTTTTATTTGATCAAAGATACATATCACCATTTACAGAATACTTTGGTATATGGAATGATGAACAAGTGCCAAATACATATTCTCATTATGGAGATATAGTTATGGAAACTTTGTTACAAAAAGTAAAACCTGTCATGGAAAAACATACAGGATTAAAATTATCAGAGACATATTCTTACGCTAGGATATATAAAAAAGGTGATGTGTTAGCTAGACACAAAGATAGATACTCTTGTGAAATATCCACCACATTAAATCTTGGTGGTGATTCATGGCCTATATATTTAGATCCAACAGGTAACAAGGGTCAAGCAGGAATTAAGGTAGATCTTAAACCAGGTGACATGTTGATATACTCAGGGTGTGATTTAGAACATTGGCGGGAAGAATTTACCGGCGAAGATTGTGGACAAGTATTTTTACATTATAACAAAGCAAAATCAAAAACAGCAAAAGAAAACGAATATGATAAAAGACCATTTTTAGGGTTGCCTGCATGGTATAAAGGCTTTAAATTACCTAAATAATATTGTATATAATAATTTGGCGGGAGATCTCCACCACACCATCTCTCGCCTAATTATTAAGGATTTTGTATGTTACAAAAAGTAAAATTTGCACCAGGATTTAATAAACAAGTCACATCCACAGGCGGTGAGAGTCAATGGGTTGATGGAGACAATGTTCGTTTTAGATATGGCACACCTGAAAAAATAGGTGGTTGGTCACAATTAGGATCTGTTCAGATAACAGGTAGAGCCACAGCCATTCATCACTTTGTAAATACATCAGGTATCAAGTATGCTATCCTAGGAACAAACAGAATTTTATATGCATACTCTGGTGGTATATTCTATGACATACACCCGATTAAAGCGACAACATCTTTATCAAACGCTTTCAGCACAACCAATGGTTCTAAGGTTGTGACACTCACATTCTCATCTGCACACAACATAAATAAATTTGATATTATATTATTAGATACTTTTACATCTATAACGGGTTCTGATTTTGCATCCGGTGATTTTACAGATAAAAAATTCATGGTGACATCCATACCAACAGACACCACTCTTACAATAGAAATGGAAGAGAATGAATCTGGATCTGGTGCGTCCACATCTGGTGGCATAAGGGTGCAACATTATTATCCTGTTGGACCTGCAGCGGAGGTGGCATCTACAGGTTGGGGATTAGGATCATGGGGTGGACAACAAGCGGGTCAATTTACATCCACACTATCGTCATCAATAAACGCTAGTGTTACAAGTTTAACAATGGCCAGCTCTTCTTCATTTCCATCATCAGGAACTGTTTTAATAAATAGTGAATTAATAACTTACACAGGTAATGACAATAGCGGAACACTATCCGGTTTAACAAGAGGAGCATCTGGCACAACAGCGGCGACACACTCATCGGGTGCAACAGTGACAGACGCATCAAATTTTTTTGCATGGAACGCTGCAGCATCAGGAGATATTATAACAGCACCTGGACTGTGGTCATTAGATAATCTAGGTAATAAACTTATCGCAACCATAAATGGCGGTGAGAGTTTTGAGTGGGATTCAAATCCACTTGGTGCTAACAACACCAGAGCAACTATTATAACAGGGGCACCAACAGCCTCTGCATTTAGTTTGGTATCTACACCAGACCGTCACTTAATATTTTTTGGCACAGAGACAACCATTGGAACTAAATCAACACAGGATCCAATGTTTATAAGATTCTCAGATCAAGAGGACATAAATACCTACACTCCATCAGCAACAAATACTGCTGGTACTCAAAGGTTAGCAGATGGTTCTAAACTAGTTGGTGCGATCAGAGGTCGTGATGCGATCTATATATGGACGGATACTGCATTATTTATTATGCGTTTTGTTGGTCCACCATTTACATTTTCATTTCAACAGGTTGGTACAAACTGTGGATTGATTGGACAGAACGCAGCTGTTGAGGTTGATGGTACAGCTTATTGGATGTCAGAAAATGGTTTTTTTAGATATACAGGTAAATTAGAATCATTACCGTGTTTGGTTGAGGATCATGTCTTTGATGATATTAACACCATACCTAAACAACATATCAATGCTGGATTAAATAACCTATTTGGTGAGGTCATGTGGTTTTATCCAAATTCTGGTTCAGGTGTTGTAAATAGAATGGTTGCATATAATTATCTAGACTCAAGTCCCGAGCGACCAGTGTGGACCACAGGCACATTAGCAAGGACGGCATGGGAGGACTCTGCTATATTTGGTAAACCGCATGCAACAGAATATGACTCAAGTGCAGAAACAGCAGATACAGATGTTAATTATGTTCACGGTAATACAGATGGTGCATCAACTTATTACGAGCATGAGACTGGTTTGAATCAAGTTAAATTAGGTCAGACAACTGCCATCGCAGCAAATATACAATCTGGTAGTTTTGATATTGGTTCACAAGGGTTAAATG